AGTCTTTAAGACGCAGGCGGTACAGCATATGTGCCGTGCTCTATGCGCTCAAACCTTGGAAGGTAAAGATTTATTAGCGTTTAAGTCATCTCCAGACGCTTTTGTTTTCAATCGTCAAATTGAAACAGAGTACTGGGAGGGTTATAATTCCACTAAGCATATCACTATCATAGATGATTTTGGCCAATTTAGAGAAACGACAGGTTCAACCACGAGCGAAAGTATGGAGATGATTAGGATGATTAACGAGAATCCTGCATCCCTTCATATGGCTTCAATGGAAAGCAAAGCCAACACTACTTTTTCATCAAAATTTGTACTCGCAACTACTAATGCCGTTATAATAAGTCCTAATACCATTATAGATAAGAAAGCCTTATTAAGAAGATTTAATTATGTATATACCGTGGTACCCGTCAAAGATTTGAGATTAAATGACGAAACAGAGCCTATGTTAATGAAAATAGACAAGACTAAGTTACCTACAGGATCAGAAGGGATAACATCTTCCAAACCTCAACAAATATTAGAATTTCTACAATATGATTTGGAGACTAATTCCTATACTGGAAAAGTGCTCACCTTCAACGAAGTTGTTAGAGAGATTGTAAAAGGATATAGGTTTCGTGAATTATGTTATAAACAGAAAATGTTTGAACTCAAAGGTACTAGCGATGAATGGTTACCAACGGACGACAAACCGATAGTACAATCTCAAATCGGTCAAGAATCTGATACTAAATTAAATGTAAGTTTAATCCAAGGTGAGATATCACATGCCAAAGCTACAACCGAATGTTCAAAAGAGAATGTTTTCCATAATATTCATAAATCTAAAGTTACCTTAAATAAGGAAAATTTAACCACTTTTGATAAATACAGTTCTCATGCCATACAAAAGAGAGACATAAAAGAAGCTCATTTGAGACAGATATTTAGAAATTACAATGTGGAGAAAGATAAAACTGATTTCTTATTCAACCTTTCAGATTACGATTTCTTCTTCTTTCTCGAAATCCTATATTATGGTATTGATCATATTCACATGAAATATAATGTACCTACTAATAAAATATTAACTGATTTATTCAAATACAAGTCAGATACTTTACAAAAACAACTAAGGTCTATTGTAGATGAATTAGAGATGGATGAGAATAATGAAATT